TGGACTATAAACGGCAGAAAATACTGGGCCGGCCATGCGGACTATCGTCTGCACTGCGGAGACACAGAGCTCACCACTCACCACATGCTCGTCTTCCCGGATAAATCATTCTATAACGGAGTGATGAACGACAGCAACGTCACAACGGGCGGATATTACGGCAGCAAGATGAAGACCTCAGGACTGGCCAACGCACTGGCTACAGTCAAGGCTGACTTCGGTGCGGATCACGTCCTCACACACAGACAGATACTCACCAACGCAGTGGCCAACGGTGCAGCATCCGGCTGGGCGTGGTACGACAGCCAGATCGACCTCATGAACGAGTCCATGGTCTACGGACACGAGGCATGGAGCTCCGCTCCTGGTTACGACACAGGCATCGACAAGAGTCAGCTCGCGCTCTTCCAGGCACGTCCTGATCTGATCACGAACAGAGAGAACTGGTGGCTCCGTGACGTCGTCTCCGCGGCGGGCTTCGCGAGTGTCAACTACGGCGGCGCTGCGAACAACGACGGCGCGTCGGCCTCTCTCGGCGTTCGCCCCGCTTTCCTGATCTATTGATCGAACATCCGCGGGGCCTCCGCGCCCCGCGCATCAAGTAATCAAGGGAGCAGGTGAAACATGTCAGACATACCAAAGAGTGAGCGCTCTGAGTCTTCGCTGGAGACTCAGCACCTCGTCTATGCACTCAGGAGGAAGATCACGACGGAGCTGCTCACAAGTTTCGGGTACAGCGAGAAGAAGCTCGAGGAACACGTCAAGAGAGTCACGGCCTATATTAAGGACAAGGAAGAGCGAAAAGCTCGCCAGGAGATGCTCCTGGTGCTGATGCAGGACTTTTCCATGTGGCTGATCGAGGACGAGCGCGACGACATCGCTGACCTATGCAGAGAGATCAGCAGACACCTCCGGCAAGCCAACACCATCTGGCCGAACTACTACGCCGAATACATCGAGCGACGGCTGGAGCTTGACCGCGCGAGGGAGTGCTGCAACGCCCTCCAGGATGAGCTGCAATATATCGCCGAGCAGCTTCCCGCAGATAAAAACAGATACATGGGGATCGTCCTCGACATCGAGGAGATCTACAACAAGATCGGAGCACTGAGGCAGTCGGACAACCGCTTCCTCGACTCGCTCCCGGATGTTCCCGACGAAGTGCGCCAGCGACGCGAGAAGGAACAGGCCAAGAGTGCAAGAAGGAGAAAAAGAACAAGGAAAAGATAAAACCAGTGGGTGACTCCTACGCCAGCGTTCGTCTCCGCGACGAACTTCGCGAATGTCAACAACAACGGCAATGCGAACAACAACAGCGCGTCGAACTCTATCGGCGTTCGCCCCGATTTCACAACCGTGCACCGGACATGATCCACGCACGGCAATGGGAAAGGAGGGGTCATCCCTTCCAGGTGAAGCCCTGGATAAATAAATCAACCGCAACGGGTCCAGCTACGGCTGATGGCCCTATTGTGCGGTTCTATTTTGAATTATGAACAGATTAACAGATGCAAACAGGCTCTACGAGGGCGGCACCCGTGCCATGGCCGGCAGCAAGTTCAAGTACGGGACGCAACTCTTTGAAATGAACCACCTGCTCGAGACTGCAAAGCTCCAGCGGGATCTCCTGGCCGGGACATACGAGCCAGGACCGGGGCAGAAGTTCCCCATAAGTGAGCGAGGGCATCGGCGCTACATTACCAGCGCAAAGATGCGAGACAAGGCTCTCAACCATACGCTCTGCGACGAGGTCGTCATGCCGGCGATCGAGAAGTACGTGATCTACGACAACAGCTCCTCACAAAAAGGTCGAGGCGTCAGCTTCCACAGGAGGCGCACCGAGATCCATCTCCGGAAATACTTCCAGGAGTACGGGACGAACGAGGGCTGGGCTCTTCTCATTGACTTCTCCGGATATTATCCGAACATGCTGCACGAGACAGACAAGGCGATCCTCACGGACGTCATCCGTCGCTCCGGTTATTTCACAGAGGAGGAGCTCACCACTGCAGGGATGCTCATCAGCATGATCTTCAAGTCGATGGAGCTGGACGTCTCCCGCTTCTCAGATGAGGAGATCGAGGCGATGTACCACCAGAAGGTCAACCCTGAGCTCAATGTGGGAGTGCCTCACAGACTGCTGACCGGTGAGAAGATGCTCAAGAAGGGCGTCGACATCGGCAACCAGCTCTCACAGGGCTCTGGTATTATCCACGCCTACGAGATCGACAACTACTGCAAGATCGTCGCCTGCTGCCATTACTACAGCAGATACACCGACGACATCCGGATATTTCACCCGGACAAGGACTTCCTCCTGGACGTCCTGGGAAAAGTCAAGACGATCGCGGACAGGCTCGGGCTGATCATCAACGAGAAAAAGACGCATGTCACAAAGCTCAGCAGACCCTTCCGACATCTCCAGGTCAAGTACCGGCTGACGGATCAGGGCAAGGTCGAGAAGCGGATCAACCCGAAAAGCATCTCCAGAGAGCGCCGCAAGCTCAAAAAGTACAAGAAAAAGATGGACGAGGGCGTCATGCCATACGAGGACATCGAGAACAGCTTCAAGTCATGGCTCGGCGGTCACTGGAAGCTCATGTCAATGAGACAGATCGGCAACATGGCCGACCTTTACTACCAACTATATGGAAGGAGACCAACATGGAAGAAAAAACATTCAAGATTACGCTGGCTGATGGGACAGAGCTCGAGGGCCTCACGCTCAACGGCAACAATTACATCAGCAGCAAAAAAGTGACCGAGGAAGATCTCAATGCGGACAATCTGGCCAGCATCACGATCGAAGACTCTGATGGTAACGTCCAGGAGCTCACCGACATGGCGCTCGTACAGATCGAGAAGCGCGGCACAGCCTACTGGTTCGTGCTCCGTCAGCTTTCAGAGCAGGAGATCAGGGACTTCAAACTACAGGCCAACATCGAGTACATCGCAATGATGGCCGACATCGATCTGGAGGAGGTATAGGAACATGGCAAAAACAGAACACAGCAAGAACTTCAAAAAGGTGAAGACATACTACGACAGAGGCGCCTGGAATGAGGCCCGTGTTCGCAATGCTGTCACCAACCCGGCCAGCAATCCTTGGATCACTCCGGAGGAGTATGAAGAGATTACCGGCCAGCCTTATGAAGCGGCCGAAGAGTAAGGAGGGCCGCGGTGGATGGAGACTATTATCTCGGGAATTATCAGCGCGGGCGCTGCGATCATCGTCTGCGTGATTACTCAAACAACTCAGGCCCGGAAGACCGAGGCCCTGCTCTCCTACAAACTGGACGAGCTGACCAAGCGCGTCGACAAACACAACAATGTGATCGAGCGCACCTACAAGCTGGAAGAGCAGACAGCAGTCCAGGAGGAACAGATAAAGGTGGCCAACCACCGCATCGAAGACCTCGAGGAGGCAATGAAGCATTGAGAAGAAAAAAGAAGAAAAAGATGGAGACCTCGAAGCTGCTGCTCCTGGTCTCCGATCTGATGGCCGCGGCGGTGCTTGTTTGCACCGTCGTGTCTGTCTTCGCGCTACAAGATACGAGCCCGCTCGGCTATCTGATCCCGGCCGTCTTCGGACTGTCAGCGACCAGCCACGGCTTCTACTACTGGAAGGCCAAAGCCGAGAACCTCAACAAGTGGGGACAGGGCGAAAAAATCACAGAGGAGGACACGAGTCAATGGAATGGTTAATCAATAACTGGTATTTGATCGTGGCAGCAGGCGCCCTCGCAGGTGTCGCTGTCTATGCTGTCCGGAAGTTCGTGGGACTTCCTACTGACCAGCAGATCGCAAACTTCAAGGAGTGGTTGAAGTGGGCCGTGACCGAGGCAGAGAAGGAGCTCGGATCCGGCACCGGACAGTTGAAGCTCCGCATGGTCTACAACATGGCCGTGGATAAGTTCGCCTGGATCGCGAAGCTCGTCACGTTCGAGATGTTCGCCACCTGGGTGGATGAGGCGCTGATCTGGCTCAACAACCAGCTCGAAAGCAACAAAGCAATTATTGACAGAGTAAAGGGAGGTGCGGAAGATGCAGAAGTTCGGCATTGACGTCTCTCACTGGCAGGGTGACTTTGACTTCGCCAAGGCTAAGGCCGAGGGCGTTGAGTTCGTGATCATCAAAGCCGGCGGAGGAGACTCCGGTCTATACCGGGACAGCAAGTTCGAGAAGTTCTACGCTGCGGCCAAGGCCCTCGGGCTCCAGGTCGGTGCGTATTACTACGGAGACGCGAAAAACACGACCGAGGCAGAAGCTGAGGCGGATCACTTCGTCAAGCTCCTGGCCGGGAAGCAGTACGAGCTCCCTGTCTATTATGACGTGGAGGGCAGGATGCTCAAAGCGGGCAAGACGGAGCTCACCAACATCGCCATCGCGTTCATGGAGAGAGTGAAGGCCGCCGGCTACATGGTCGGTATGTACAGCTCAGAGAGTGCCTTCAACTCCGAAGTGGAAGATGTAAGGCTCACAGCATACCCTCACTGGATCGCAAGATGGGCCAAGAGCGCACCGAAGTCCAAGAGCGGGGCAGTAGTCGGCATGTGGCAGTTCGGAGGAGAGACGAACCTCCTCAGGAGCAACAAGATCGCAGGAGTGACCTGCGACCAGGACTACCTCTTCGTGGACTACTTCGCAGAGATCAAGGCAGCAGGCCTTAATGGCTACAGCGCCCAGGGTGGTGCTACACCTGCACCAGTTCCGGCGCCTACTCCCACGCCTGCACCTTCCCAGGGTCCGACCTATTATGTCAACAGGAACTACACCCTCAGGGTGGAGCTCAACGTGAGAACGGGACCCGGAACAGGTAACAGGAAGAAGAAGCACAACGAGCTCACACCTGACGGCCAGCGTCATGACCGTGACAGAGATGGAGCACTCGAAGCAGGCACAAGAGTGACCTGCCTGGAGGTGGCAAGAGACGGAGCAGACATCTGGATCCGCTGCCCTTCCGGATGGATCGCTGCCTACTATAAGGGCCAGGTGTACGTCGCTTGATCCTGTTCATCGTCCTGCTGGCCTTCGGCGGCCTGAGTGTGGTCTTGTCTGCAGGCCCTTTGGCCGTCATGCTCGCCGGCGAATACATGGAGAAATAAGAAGAAGCCCATCAGCATCTCGCTGGTGGGCTCTTTTTAATTGCTTCATAATGCTGCATATATTATAATAAACGGTGGAATGATTAGAGGCTCGTCGGTGTTCGAGTACCACTCCGACAAGTCCACTAAACGAGCCGTACTCGAACACTTCGAGGCGGCTTTTTCTTGCATATTAAAGTATATGATGACGTGGTCGTTCCAGACATCGATCCGGGCGATGAAGGTGTCGACGAGCTTCTGACGGAAGTCAGGATCCGAGACGTCACCCTCCCGGAACGAATTGAGCCAGGAACGGATCACGCCCTCGGTCAGCTTCGGAGCTTTAAGCTCGAGGCGCTGGATCTCGAGGTCGATCTCTTCCTCCTCAGCTTCCAGCTCGGCCAACCGTTTGGCCAGTCCCTTCCCCGCGCCTTCTTCGATTGCGCTCAGGATGTTCTTCTGTTTTTTCTTGTTTGCTTCCAGTCTTTTCCTATAAGCGGCGGCCGGATCTGCTGCCTCATCGTTGTCCTGGATCTCCAGGATCCGGACTACCAGGTGATCGATGACGTCGTTCGTCAGCATCTTCTCCACGGTGGCATCGATGACGACATCCTCCAGGTGCTCCTGAGGTATGGGACGGAGCTCGCACTTTTTCCCTCGCTTTTTGTCTCCGCACTTGTAATAGTGATAAACCTGGCCGGACTTCCCCGTGCCGGCTTCGGCGTTAAGCATAGCGCCACAATATCCGCAAAAGCATTTACAGCTGAGCAAGTAGTTCATCTTCGCCCTCCCTGCCGCGTTGTTGCGGCTTGTTTTGAAGTGCTTCGAGGCTTCCAGGAAGGTCGCCTCGTCAATTATAGGCTCCACGTCCAGAGGGATCCCTGCGAGTTCCCAGTGGCCCGTGTAGCGGTCGTTCCTCAGCATCCTGTACACCGTCCCGGAGCTGACAGGCTTCCCTCTGCTGGTCAGGATCCCGCGGTCATTGAAGAGCTGCTTGATCTCGGCAGTGGTAGCTCCGGCAATATGGAGCCGGAAGGCTTCACGGACTGCCTCGGCTTCTATGGGGTCGACAACGACATGGCGGTCTTCGTCTCTTTTGTAGCCGATCGGCATCGTGCTGGAGCAGTACTGTCCCTTTTTGGCCGTCTCCCTGATCCCGCGGAGCACCTTCTGACGAAGGTCGGCGGAGTAGTACTCAGCCAGTCCTTCCAGGACACTCTCCAGGATGATCCCTTCCGGTCCTTCCGGGACTGACTCCTCAGCATAGAGCAGGCGCACGCCTGCCTTTTTTAGTCTCATCTTATTGATCGCAATATCCTGGCGGTTCCTGCCAAAGCGGTCTATTTTCCACACGATAACAGCATCGAAGCGACCATCCTCAGCGTCGTGGATCATCCGCTGGAACTCATCACGCCCCTCGACGCTCTTCCCGGAGATGTGCCTGTCTGCATAGACGTCAAGGATCCGGATCCCGTTTCTCTCTGCATAGGCCCGGCAGTCAGACACCTGCCCCTCGATGGACTGATCCGTCTGGCGAGGTCCTTCTGAATATCTCGCATATATTACACCGGTCAAACTTCCACACCTCCCAGGACTGCGCGAACAGCTGCGCGGATCTCTGCGCTGGCCAGCCGGTACGCCTTCATGACAGCGCGCTCCTCGTCGTTAAGCATCACATAGGCGGAGCTCATGCTCTCTTCATCGGCATGGGTGCCGGTAAGCCTTGCGACCTTCTGAGAAGATCCCACCAAAAAATTGACATCAACGGAGAAAAAGTCCGCAATCTGCTCCAGGAGATCGAAGTCTGGCCGGCGCTCGCCGCGCTCGTACATGCTGACGGCGCTCTTCGATATACCGAGCCTTTTGGCCAGCTCGTCCTGAGTTAAGTCTGCCTGCAGTCTGAGTTCACGAAAATTTTTATTGAAGTCTGCCATGTCATAACCTCCCTTTTGCGCTTGTTTACTGGGCTTTTATTATATCACGGCTATTAAAAATTATCTACACAAAAGTGTTGACATTATCACACGATACGTGTATATTAAAAGAGCACGGAACGTGTACATCGGAAAACACGAAGGAGGACGAAGACATGACAAAGCAGGAGTTCGAGAGTGCGCTGCACGCATACAGGAACATGAAGGAAGCCATCAGCCCCCAGGACTACGCACTGATCGAGAAGGTGTACGCCTTCCACCCATCCATCAGTGAGACAGACGGCAAGGCTCAGGTGGCGATGCTCTACGCTGAGTTCGGGGTCCGCATATTCAAGGACATGGAAGCAACAGCTGACAAGGCAGTGATCCTTGAGAAGAGCATCCACGTCAAGAGGGCCGAGCTGGCCAGAGCTCTGGACGAGTTCGAGGCGCTTCGCCGCGGTGAGATATAGGAGGGCATGGCATGAACAAGATCGAAGAGATAAAGAGGCGCATCAACCGAGTGATTGACATCGAGGTCGGCATTACCGAGAGGGAGCGCGACGAGTTCGAGCAGAAAAGAAGCGACAACGAGTACGTCTACGGACTGGGCGGACCTTATGACAGATACACGAAGTGCATCGAAGCACGTGAGAACCATCTGGAAGAGCTGGAAGCTCTCCGGAGCCAGGCGGGAGCAGGTCTGCAGATCACCGAACCGCTGAAGCTCTGGCCGTGGCACTGCCCCAGCTGTCAGCTCATGATCTACCTGGACGACCGCCGCTGCCGATATGGTGGCACCAGCGAGATCATCGACTGCCCGATCTGTCAGAGGACTCTCTACCGGGCAGCCCACTACACAACCTGGGACACGATCAAGGGCTCCAGGCGATCAGAAGTGCATGACTATTAAGGAGGGCAACGACATGGAAAACAAGCAGCATATATGTGACCTATTAACTGAGACACTCAAAGCAACGAGAGATCAGGCTGATCTGGCTCGGATCCGATACGAGGAGATCGGCCCGGATCATCAGCAGGTTGTCCTGGACTATGACGGAGGCGGCCACCGCTCTGTCAACGTGAGCCTGGACTCAGGCATCGCGATGGTCAGGGACATCCTGAGGGCCTTGCAATAAGAAGGAGGCAAGCAGTGACTAATATCGAATTATTGAATGAATACATAGAGAAGAGCGGCTACAAATTGCAGTATATAGCCGACCAGCTCTTCATCACCCGCTGGGCACTCTATCAGAAGCTGAACAACAAGAGCAGCTTCAAGCAGGGGGAGATCAAGAAGCTCTGCGAGCTTCTGAACATCTCGCCCCAGGAGTGCATCAAAATTTTTTTATCCTAAAAGTACACGAAACGTGCACATTATCCACAAAGTTATCCACAGGAGGAACACACAGAAATGCAGATCAGCATCAGAAACACGATCGACCACTTCCGGGGCTGCCCGGACAGACTAAACGAAGACGAGCAGGATCTCATCGTCCTGGCGCTCGAGACAGTCGAGGATCTTCTCCGGTACGGCAAGACAGCCACCTGGGAGAAGACAGAGCTGGGTCCCGGATATTTCACACCGGGAGGGAACAGCCCCTACCACTGCTCCGCGTGCGGCTACGACGTCGGCGCCAATGAGATCTTCCCATCAAAGAAGATCTGCCCCGGATGCAACGCGCTGATGAAGAACGGAAGGAGGAAGGGATGGAGAAGTACACAGGGCCGGATCTGACAATGCTCGCTCTGGCAGCATACAAGGCAATCCGAAGGGAGGAAGAAAGCCATGCAAAAGTACACCATGAAGGACAACGTGATCAGCGCACTGATGGGCGCCGTTGCGGCCATAGCGTTGGCCATACTGCTGCATCCACTGTACGAACACGAGCAGGAGGAGCGGCGAAGGCTCGAGGCCGAGTGGGTGAGGGAACAGATCGAAGCAGACAGGGCCTACCAGGCAGAGGTCGAAGCAGAGCGTCAGCGCTGGGAAGAGATCGAAGCCGAAGAGGAAAAGATCCAGCAGGCCGAGATCGCATACGCGACAGAGATGGAAAGGATCAACTTCTATTACAACCCAGAGATCCCTGACGAAGTCGAAGACGCGGCCAGGATCTACGGCGAAGAGTACGGACTCGGCCAGGAGTTCCTGGAAGCGGTAGCAAAGCGCGAGAGCGGCTTCAACCCAGAGGCAGAGAACGGTGGCTGCAAGGGACTGATGCAGATCTCGACCTACTGGCACCGGGACCGGATGGCCCGCCTGGAAGTGACAGACATCTGGGACGTGGATGGCAACATGCACGTCGGGGCTGATTACCTGGCGGAACTTTTTGCGAAGCATCCGGATCCTGTCTGGGTGCTCATGGCCTACAACGGCGACAGCAATGCGGACGCCTATCTCAGAGGAGAGGCACAGCCCTCCGGCTATGCGCTCGACATCCTCAGATATGAGGAGGAGTTCATTGCAGCAAGAGAAGGAGGTGAGGCCATTGAGCACTAAAAAATGAGCCCAGGCAGAAGCCCGGACTCACAAAAGAACACACAACTAATTATATCAAACCAAGGAGGACAAAACAATGCAAATTACGGTTACTTTTGACAGCCTTGACGAGTTCAAGAAGTACATGGGGATCGAGAGCCCTTCCCAGATCGCCCAGGAAGCTCCGAAAGAGTCCAAGGTGAAGAAGAACCCGCCCAAGGCAGAAAAGCCTCAGGAAGAGACAGCAGAGAAGTCTGAGGAGCCTGCGAAGAAGGAAGAGGAAGCTCCCGCTGAGGCTCCGGCCGAAGTGAGCGAAGACTTCCGCGTGGAGGTCCGCAAGACTCTGGCCAAGCTCAACAAGAAGGTCGGCAAGAACATGGCCAGCGAATTGATCAAGGAGTACGGAGTCGAGAAGCTCACAGAGGTCAGCCTCGAAGATCTTCCGGCCCTCATGGATAAAGCAAAGGAGGCACTCAATGCCGAGTAAACATGCGAGACTGTCAGCCTCGAGCTGCTTCCGCTGGTATAACTGCCCCGGATCCGTGAAGCTGTCCGAACAGTGCGCGGATCCTGGCTCAAGTACCTACGCGGACGAGGGCACACTGGCCCACTCGGTCGCTGAGTTGAAGCTCCGGATGATGACCGGAGAGATCAGCCCGAAGCAGTACGAGAAAGAACTGGCCAAACTTCAAAAAAGTGAATACTGGTGTGGCGAGATGGACGAGGCGACGACCTTCTACGCTGACACCGTCATCGAGCACCTGGCAGCTGCCGGGAAGGATGCGGAGCTGATGATCGAGCAGCAGTTCAGCCTGGCCAAGTGGGTGCCGGAAGGCTTCGGAACATCCGACGCGGTCGTGATCGGCGGCAACAAGATCGAGGTCATCGACCTAAAGTATGGCAAAGGCATCAAGATCGATGCAGAGAACAACCTCCAGCTCAGGCTCTACGCCCTGGGGACTGCAGACCTCTTCGGTGATCTCTACGAGTTCGACACCGTCGAGACCACGATCATCCAGCCGAGACTCGACCACGTGAGCACAGACAGCGTGCTCCTCGATGATCTGATGCAGTGGGCTGAGTTCGAGCTCAAACCCGTGGCACAGGAAGCCATGGACGGATCAGACAGAACAGCCTGCGGAGAGTGGTGCCGCTTCTGTCCGGCCAAAGCAGTCTGCAGGAAGCGTGCGGAGTACAACCTGGAGCTGGCCAAGGATGACTTCAAAGCTCCGCCTCTTCTGACCAACGAAGAGATCGGCGAAGTGTTAAGACGTGCCGAGGAGCTGGCCAAGTGGGTGAGCGACGTGAGCGCCTACGCACTGGAGCAGGCTCTCGCCGGCGAACATTACGACGGCTGGAAGCTGGTCGAGGGAAGAGCGAACAGGAAGTACGCGGACGACCTCAAAGTGGCCGAGAAGCTCAAAGAGGCAGGCTTCGACGAGGCGATCCTTTACGAGCGCAAGCTCTACGGCATCACGGCGATGGAAAAGATCGTCGGCAAGAAAAAGCTCGCGGAGACTCTGGGCGATCTTCTGATCAAACCGGCAGGCAAGCCTGTCCTGGTGCCCGAGAGCGACAAGCGCGAAGCAATAAACACAGCAGAGTCAGCAAAGGCTGACTTCGACAACAACACCAACAACGAGGACGCAGATGCGCTCCCGTTCAATTAAACCCAAGGAGGACAAAATCATGAGTACAAAGGTTATTACAGGCAAGGTTCGCTTCTCTTATGTGAACATCTTCAAGAGCAGAGCTTTCCAGGCAGGACAGGATGCGAAGTATAGCATCTGCCTTCTGATCCCTAAGGAAGACAAGGCGACCCTCAAAAAGATCAAGGCAGCGATCGACGAGGCCATCCAGGAGGGCATCGCTTCCAAGTGGGGCGGCAAGAAGCCCGCAAACTTGAAGCTCCCTCTCCGCGACGGAGACGACGAGAGAGCAGAAGAGGCTGAGGAGTATGAGGGGATGTACTTCCTCAACGCCAACAGCACACAGAAGCCTGGGATCGTTGACAAGGACCTCAACGAGATCCTCGACCCCGACGAGGTGTACAGCGGATGCTGGGGCCGTGCTTCCATCAACTTCTACGCCTTCAACACCAACGGCAACAAGGGCGTCGGCGTGGGACTCAACAACATCCAGAAGCTCAAAGACGGCGACCGTCTCGGGGGAGCTCGCGCATCAGCTGAGGACGACTTCGGCGGCGAAGACTTCCAGGATGACGAGGACGACGACTTCTAAAAGGAGGGGATGCAGATGCACAGAGTCATGGGTGTGGATATTGAGACATACAGCTCCGTGGATCTGGCCAAGGCGGGCGTCTACGC